TAAGGCACCAGAACATGGCACGGATTCTGTGCCTGATTATATAGTTGATACGGGGATGAATTGTACCGCTGAAAATGCGATAGCGTGCCAAGAGGTATGTGCAAAAGAAGCGGATACAACTACAACTTTAGAAGGGGCTCTTGACGAGTTAAACAGTTTGGTTGGCTTGCAGCAGGTTAAAAAAGAGGTTACATCTCTTATCAATTTGCTTAAAGTGCAAAAACTTCGCCGTGAAAATGGCTTGCCCGATTTGCTGTTTTCTCGTCACCTCGTATTTGTTGGCAATCCCGGAACAGGTAAAACCACGGTGGCACGCCTTATCGCCAGTATTTACCATGAACTTGGCGTATTGTCTAAGGGGCAACTTGTAGAAGTTGACCGTTCCGGTCTTGTAGGAGGATATGTTGGGCAAACTGCAATCAAGACCCAAGAAGTCATCCAAAAAGCATTAGGCGGAGTACTCTTTATCGATGAAGCGTATACACTAGCAAAAGATAATAGCTTCAATGATTATGGGCAAGAAGCCATAGACACCATCTTGAAGGCGATGGAAGACCATCGTGATGATTTGGTAGTTATTGTGGCTGGATATCCGGGACTAATGGAAAGGTTTATCAATTCCAATCCGGGCTTGAAATCCAGATTCAATCGGTATATCACATTTGAGGATTACACGCCCTCTGAATTGCTGGAAATCTTCGAAAGCATGTGCAAAAAATCCGGCTACACAACGGATTACACTGTTGACCATTATGTTTTGGAGTACTTCACCAACAAATATAACCATCGAGATGATTTCTTCGCAAACGGTCGCGAGGTACGGAACTTTTTCGAGCGTGCTGCAGTAAATCAGGCTAACAGACTTGCAATCGCTTACGGAATTAGTGGTGATGACATTGCTATGCTCACACTTGAAGATGTGGAGCAGGCATAATTTTACTACAATGCGAAAGCCAAGGGAGTAGTCGAATGTTCTCTGTATCAGCAATGGCAGCACAGACAAAACAGCCTAATGGCGGCTATCTACCCAAACGTGTAAACAGCAGCTATGGCAGCATGGATATCGATGTTCCGCAGGATCGTAAATCAACATTTGAGCCACAGATTGTAAAGAAACGTCAGAAGGATATTTCTGATATCGATCAGAAGATTATTTCCATGTATGCAAAAGGGATGACGACCCGTCAAATATCCGAAACCATCGAAGATATCTACGGTTTTGAAACATCAGAAGGCTTTATTTCAGACGTTACAGATAAAATCATGCCTCAGATCGAAGACTGGCAAAATCGACCGCTGGATGAGGTATATCCGATCCTCTATGATGAGAAGGACGTTTTTGACGTCTGCTCTTGACATGCCCGAAATCATGTTGTATATATATAGCAAGAGCTGGAAGCTCCAATTTAGCGCTTCCAGCTCGATCATTATCATAGAAGATTATTATTTACAGACTTTTCTTCATAGTCTCTCCGGTTTTCCTTCATGCTGGTCTCCTTCTGTTTATTCCCGGTAAATCTGTGCAAACCGGAAATTTCTGATGAATAACATGGTGCAGGATCGTTTTCGATTATTATATTTTACTGTGAGATTGTGATATTAGCAATAGTGAAATGGGGCAGAGAAGAGTTGA